AGAGCAATCAGGGTATTAATTCAAGAATCAGTCATTCATTAAACTAAGAAATACTAACATAAGCATGTCTACTGCAAAGATGTCTGCTGGTGAGTTCAGCAAAACCTATGGGACTAAGGATAGTCGATCTGTTAATGATTGCTATGCAATCTATTCTGGAAATGGAATCAATTTCATCAACTTGTTCATGCACACTAACACCGGTATCAAATCTGCGTTTAGTATTAATGATCTTGGACGGAATGAAGACATAAAACTCCATGAGGCTGAGATCATCAATTCTCTTCACCCTTACAGCTTTTTTGATAAGTTTGGTCTGGATATAATTCTCTGCAATCATGTCATGGACATAATAGTGACTAAACCGGGTTTGAAAAACACCGGGTGCAAATTCCAGATGCATAACCAGATCTTCAACCCGAATGAAGACATTCTTGCAAAGACACCTGGAATTATTTCTGAAGAGAATTTTTATGATCTTTCTAAAATCAAACCTAAAGGCATGACACCTTTTGACTGGTACATCAATGAGTGCAAAAAGTATGACTTCTATATCTCAGATAACGGAGATATAAGCTTGGATTATGGATTTCCAGTTATGGGCAAAACTACATCTTACTGGAGAGAAAATATTCCCAGAGAGAAGATCATCTCAGTCAAGCAGAAATGTTTGCCCAATACTTCTGCTTTAACTAACAGAATTTTGTCCTTGTCTACAGTGCGAGCCATTCAGATAGCTTCTGAACTAGCTTCTGAGAAGACAGTTGTCTTAGCCTCTCGTCAAAGGTTAGACCTTGACATTAAATCTCAGTACAGAATATCTTTCCCTGGCGTGCAAGATGAAGGTGCATTTACCAGAACTTTCTGTATTCCTATGGACAAGACTGCAAGAATTGTTTGCTTCTATGCAAAAACATCTGTTGATGTCAGTAATGAGAGAACCACATTGACAATAAAAATTGTCAACAAAACTGTTGAGAGCAATTATATGGGTCCTGTTCCAAAGGATCACATGTATTGTGATAAGAGCATAGGTGCAAGAATTGGATTGGTTGATATAGTTAGAGGTGATCCTAATTACAATCAGATGATAGCGAGAGAAATGATTTCTGTGCACACAAATTTTGCTCTTAGATTGTCTGAAGCACTTAAGAAACCTGTCATCGTTTTCAAAATGTACGAGAAAGAGCTCAACTTTGAGACTTATGATCTTTCTGGAAGGTCTTTGAGCTATCAGAAAGATTCTTCTGGAAACATTTACTTCCTTTCAAGAACTCTGGAGATACTTCCAAAATCTTTATCTACACTGACATATCTGAAGAACATTTCTCCAGCTTGTTGGAAGGAATCCATCTCGATGCAACACTTTTACATTGGAGAACAGGAAGAAGGCCCTTCGGGGTCAAATCTGGCTGAATCTGAGGAAAAGGTTCAAACTGCTTAGAGTATATTAGATTTTGTTTCATGCCTAGTGTGTTAGTTTAAGTTTATTTTAATGTTTAAGTATGTTCTACTTTAAGATAATAATTTCAATTTAAGTTAAGGTAAATATATTGTTCTAACTAAGTACACATAAAACAAAAACAACAAAAAATCAAAAAACTAAAAACAAAAAAGACCTCTACGAGGCACAAATGGCTTAATTTATACCGCCATTTACACAGTTGTTTAGAATTGAACAATAAACTTAAATCTCTGCAGTGTGCCATGTAGTAAGAAACTAAATTATGCTAAACAGAAATTATGAAACACAAATGATCTAATTGATGTTTCTATTATGTACAATTGTTTGGAATTTAACAATAAATTTAAATCTCTGCAGTTTGCCATGCAGCAAGAGACTAAATTGTGCTAAACAAAGATTATGAAGCACAAATGATTTAATTGATGTTTTTATTGTATATAATTGTTTGAAATTTAATAATAAATTTCGATCTCTTCAGTGTGCCATTTAGTAAATTGTGCCAAATGTGCTCCTAAGAGGTCTTTTGAAAAAGACCTCTACGAAGCATAAATGGCTTAATTAATGCTGTTATTGTATACAGTTGTTTGAAATTTAATAATAAACTTTACTCTCTGCAGTTTGCCATGTAGCAAGAGATTAAATTGTGATAAACAAAGCACAAATGACTTAATCAATGTTTTCATTGTATATAATTGTTTGAAATTCAATAATAAATTTCAATCTCTGCAGTGTGTCACTTAGCAAAAGAATAAATTGTGCCAAATGTGCCTCTAAGAGGTCTTTTTGGTTTTTTTGTTTTTTGATTTTTTTGTGTTTTTATTTTTATTTTTATTTTTATTTTTATTTAATTATTAATTATATATTTATATATTATATATTTATATATATATATTAAATAACATGAACAGACTGGTTAAAAAGACAGATCATTGCTGCTCTTCTTCTTTGGTGCCTGTTTGGAATTTTGACCGAAGTCATCAACGTTCAACTTAGACTTGAATGCAGTCTCCATCTGCTTCAATTGATCATTGTACTTGTGGAGAGAAATTGCTCCTGCTGTACCTGGGTTGCTTTCTCCAAGCAGCTTTACAGTGCTGGTAAAAAGTTCCTGAGTTTTCTCAGTGAACTCCACGCTGGCGGCAGAAAGCACTTTAGCAACTTTGCAGATCTGTTCATATGTTGAGAAATTTTTGATGCCTAGCTGCTCTTTCTTCACATTCTGAAAGTAAGCCAAGGGAAAGCAAACTGGTGCTAACCCAGGGACACTAGATAATAGTGGCAAAGGTCCTCCAATACAGAGCATCAATCTAATGGCTGATGAATTGAAATCAACTGGTACATTCAAACCGTATGCAGCAACTAGTGGCAGTTCCATTGCCTTGATGTACATTTGTTTCTTCGTGGTCTCATCTGTAGCATGTTCGGCCATGCTGATAAGTCTAGTCCTGATGAAGGCTTCAGTCCTTTTAAATGTCCAGTCTGTAGCAGACACATCTGCGCTACTAGCAACAATTTTATGACCGCAAAACTCATATTTCCCATTTTTGCATGCAGCAAACACTTGTTTCCTGCATTTCAGAATATTTATGCCAGTATTGTAAGTAAAATCAGCTTTAGCTTTGTTCTCCTCATAGAAAGAGGCAAAGCTGAAGCCTTGGGTTTGGTCATCTGTATCTATTTCAACATCTGCCTTCCCTCCAGCCAATAGTTCTTGAACCTTTTGTTGTGTTAAACTCCGGACGTTAGACATGTTGGCAAGTAGGACGCAAATAATAGTTAATGCAGACAAATTTTATTAGCGCCTCGATTGCTCT